CGACGAACTCAGTAGGCCGAGCCGCGACGGCCTCGATCTCTACGCCTCGAGGATCCACCCAGTCGGCCGTGATCTTCTCGCAGAATATGTCCTGGTGAAAGGTCACGGATCCGGTAGTGGTGTCGGTGCTGAAGTAATCGTATGTGTCGTCAAAGCAACCGAACCCGCCTGGGAAGGATCTGAGGCTAGTTGTCTGTCCGCCTGCAGTGTCCGTGAAGTCAGCGCGAGCGCCGGATAGGTGGTGAGTCCCTGTGGTGTTCACGCCGAACTGCTGGGTCGTAGGCGTTCCGTCCGCATGAGGCTGGAAGATCATGCCGCCGTTTGTCGCCGAGGCCGTCAGCTTGACGCCGGTCCCCTGGACACCGACCCCGGTCATGGTCTGATTCGGCGTCCCGTAGTAGGTCGATCCGAGTCCCTCGGGATAGAAGCAACCAACGTCGTCGCGCGGGTGTACGTAGGTCCCGTTAAGGATCCCGTCAAGGTTGATCGGATCCGTGATCTCTGGTGGGCCGAACATGACGCCGCCGTTTATCGGCTGGCCGTTGTTGTCCATGGACTCCCAGGAGCCGTCACCCGCACCGACTGCGGTCATGCCGGCGCAGCTCCCCGCGTTGGCCGCTAGGTGTACCTCCTCTTGTATCCACCCACCGTTCGTGAAATCTGTCTGCCCTTCATTTGTCGAGTAGGGATCGAACCGGATACCGCCGCCGAATCCCATGGTCTGCAGGCCGGTTGGCGTCCTGGTGGTCGTCCCTCCCGATCGGTCCCTCTTGACGCCTGCGCCGTCTCCAACGCGAGGCGGAGGATAATGCTTAGGTCGCCCGTAGGCGTCGAGGACCCCTGACGACACCAAGAGCTGGTGCGTGGCGTAGGGGAGCGACCCACCGCCGAATACCGTAAACGAGTTCGCAGGAAGGTCGGTGTCGCGAATGTTCCCGCCGGGAGGGTAGTGCCCGCCTCCTTGGCCTCCGTGCCCGACGCCCGTGTATCCGCCGGTCCCTGACCCGCCAGCCTTCTGGCGTGGTCGCGCGGGTTCGCCTGGGCCTGGTGATTCTGGGACGGGCTTACCCGAGTTAGGCCAAGGAGTGCCTGGCCCTTCCTGCTCGGAGCCGGTAGTCCCAGGCTCCCCCGTGCCGTCGGGCCTCGTCGTCGTAGTCGATCCCTCAGACCCCGGCCCTGTCCCTGGCGGATAGCTGACCGGCGGCGTCCACGTGTCGGCTCCGGTGTTCGCAAAGATCCCGCCGCCCGGCGACCCGGAGGTCGCGGAGTTGAGGATCGCCGGCTGGCCGGTTCCGCCGCTGCTCGTGAGCGGAGTCTGGCCGCCGCGCTCGCGCGTCCCGCCGATCGTTGTCTGGCAGTCCTTAGGCGGAGCCTCCGTCCGCCATGGCGGAGCCGTCTCGGTGAGAGGAGGACCGGTCTCGGTCTGTCGGGTCGTCGTCGTCCGGCGGTCTTCCGGGACGTAGAAGAAGCTCTCGGCCGTCCACCGCCACTTCCCGGGTCCGACTCCCTTCGCCCATTCGTGAGGCGTCGCGGGATCCCAGCGGAGGTGCACGGGCGAGAGGAATGGCCCGCCGACGGTCGGCTCTTCGTACGCCTGAACCTCGAAGTCGAGCGGCCCGTCGCCGACCTCATTCTTGAAGAGCGCGTTACAGTGAATGTGCGCAGCGTTGATCGGGAGGCCGTCTACGGTCTTACCGATCGTGTGAACGTCCTGATTCTGGCCCACCTCAATGAATCCACCTTGTCGAGCCGTCGTCGACGCGACGATCAGCGCAGATACGGCAGGAGCGCCCGCGTCGCCGCCTGGCGCGTTCTTCGGGTCGGGGTCTGGCGGGTCGCTCTCTGACGTCACCGGGTCTCGGGTCACCGATCCGCCGCCGTCGTATTGGTCTGGCGTCGTGGACTTGCTCTGGCGGATCCTGTCCTGAAGTTCCTTCAGGTAGTCGCTGACCAGCGTCACGCCGCCCACTTGTCCAGACTTGTCCTCGCCCTGCCCTGGGACCTCCTCAGGCTCTGGCGAGACTGGGCCTGAGCTCGGCACGCCGCCCGTATCGACAACGTATCCGTATCCCGCGATTCCGTCCTGGTCGGCCGTCGTCAGCTGCCACGCGAGCGCACCGACTTCTGGTGCCGCTTGGATCACACGCCAAAAGGAGTGGACGTGGGCCTTTCTCTCCTCGTCCGGCTCGTCCTCGGTCGTGAGGTCGTAGACGAAGGTTCCGATCTCCGGATCGCCAGCGTTGTTAACCGCGATCAAAGATCCGGTGGTGACGGGGATTCCAAGGAGGTGCTGCTCGTTCTCGTTGGTCGAGGCGAGCACCACAATGGGGGTCTTCTTCGGAATGTCAGGAGACCCCGGCGGAAGCGTCACGAAGACGTCTTGATCAAACCTGTCGTCAAGCTTCCAGTCGTCGCTTGAGAGTCCTACCTTGATCGTGCGCGGAGCTTCAGCCTTTTCATTCTGTTCTTTGGTCCGCGTGCCTCCGTTGTCCTCCTCTTGTTTTGGCTTCTTCGACGCGCTCGTCGTCAGCCCCGGAGCGACGAAGAACCAAGCGCCCATTTGTCGTTCTTCCGGCGACTTCTGCGGCCAGTGGAACCCGCCGAGTAGGTCGCCCATGGTCATTACCGCGGACTCGCTGCCCTCGTGGCCCTCTATGATCCAGTTCCCGAAGTCGTCGCGCCCCTCGATTCTGCCGACGCGTACAGCCTCCCTGTGCTCGGGGAGGAGCCCCCTGTGGTCTTGGAGCGGGAGGAGCCCCAACTGTTTGTAGCCTGCTAACTTCACGCTGGGACCTCTTTTAGTTGCTCGTAGAACTCACCCGCCCGAACAATCTCCCGGTGGACCCAGCCTTGGACAGAGGACACAGGAAGGCGCTTCGGGTCCCACGGAGAACCGTCGCCAGGCTCCGCATACCACGCCTTGGCGAAATGGTGGTTTGGATAAGCGTAATGGATCAAAGCGGACTTGACCCGCGCCTCGGGTCTCCAGTTGGTCTGAGTGAGATTGATTCTCTGGGGCGGAAGACCAAGCGCCGCTAGCGCGAGGCACCAGGCCCGCATTTGGTCAGACCAGTGGAATTCGTGATCTGCGAACCTGTCCATAAAGTGCCACCAGGCCCAGCCGATATCCTCGGCCTGTTCGATCGGGACGACGTAGGGGACTCTGGATCCCCACTTAGCGTTGGCACCGTCGCCGAGCTGGAGCCCCTCTGCCTTGGCTATCTGGTCCGCGAGCCCTGACCGGAGGTCGTTGGGGCACTTGTCCACTGATAGCGTCGTCGGCCAGGACACCTTTCGCGTCCAGACGAGGTCAGGATCCATGATCACTACATGAGTCGCTCCGAGTTCTTCGCCGATCATGGCCGCGTCAATTAGCGCTGCGACCGTGTTCCGTGCGGCCCACTCGACCCCGTTGTGAAATCGGTGATTGCGGGTGGGGACGACCAGGGCCCCGGCCTTCTCGCACTCCTCGAATCCAGGGTCTAGGTCTTCGTGGCCTCCGTGGACCAGGAGCAAGGGGGCCACGTTCTGGTGAGCCATGCAAGAGTATGTGAAAACTTTCGCCTGCCACGCGTGGTAGTGGCGGTTTTCAACGGAGCAGACGACGAGGTGCCTAGGGTTCGACATATCCCTCAATCATACGGCGAACGTCTGGCGGGAGTAGTGCCTGAGCGTCAACAGCAGAGGGTGTCGAGGCGAGCTCTACGGTCGTGATCGCGCCGCCTTCGCCGAACTCGTGGATCACGCGAGCGACCGACCCTGCGATCGTCGCTGGCCTGTAGTCCGTCGTCAGGGCTCCCTCGTTGTGGTCGCGGAACCGAATAAACTCAGCTAAGGCCTGGGCCTTCGCGATCGACGTAAGCTCGCCAAGGTTCACAGGATCGCCTAGGTCGGGCAGAACGAGGTCCGATCCCTTCTCGTTGAAAGCTTCGCGGAACTCGTCGGCGAGGTCGTCGTCCCAAGGGAACCGCGCGACCGCTCGAGGCGCACGCACGTAGAGTTCTAGGATCGGTCCCTGCCCCTTGACCGATCGGGTCAGCGACGGGGGCAGCAGCGCCTCCGCGTCTGCGACAGTGACGTCTATCGCGTGGAACCGCCGCTTATCGTTCGGCGCACCGACCGCGATCGTGAGCAGGATAGATACTTCGTGGTCCTCTGTCAGGTCCGTATCCGCGAGCATGATCTTGCGCTTGTTGTATTCGGACCGCCCTCCGGACTCCGCGACCGTTGCTGATCTCACGTAACGGTCTGCCAGCCCCGTGAAGTCTTGCACGAGGTCGACGCGAATGATCCCTAGGTCTTGGTCAATCACGCGGATCTGGGCAGGCGCTGGAGTCAGGTCGTCAAGTCGGTTGTTTATGATCGGAGTTGAGTTCGCGGTCTTGAGGAGCGGCGAAGCGTATCGGTTCTGCGTCAGGTCGAAGAGTTGGTCCTCAACCGACTCGTATCCTAATCCCAGCGGGGTCCAGGCGAGCACGACGCAATAGTCGAGGTAACCCAGCGCAGGAGCCCTCGCGCCGGTCTCGAAGTCCTCGATCCCCACTCGGTTCGCCTGGTAGGACTTGATCCGATCGTTCCACGTCCGCGCGACCCGGTATGTCTTCCTGTAGTGCTGTCTGAGAGCTGCGATCCGGCCGCGCCACAGGCCGTTAGGATCTAACTGCGGAGCCGCATAAGAGTTGATCGCGTTCGAGAGCCAGAGCTTGCGGATAAGCGCGAGCGTGAGCGGTAGCCGAGCGGCCAGCGGGTTTCCCGTGAGGTTCTCAGAAAGGAAGGTCAGATAGTCATTGAGCGAGACCCACGTCCCGACGACGAGGGCCCGACCATTGACCGTCCCGTCCTCGGGCAGCGGGATCACATTTGTGCAGCGCAGGAGCTCCGCCGCTTGGCGGGTCCTAGTCGTGTTGCCCAGCCCGCTGGGGTCGGTCTCTGAGGCGTCTATCCTGGCCTCCATGAGCCGATCGAAGTAGACCCGGACGAGTTGCGGACGCTCCATGCGCCGGTCCTGAAGCTCGAAGAGTTGCTCCCCGACGAGGGGGCGCAAGACAGCGAGGTCCGATCTGGTCCTGGTCCTTCGCGAGTCACCCAGGCCAAGCTGAACGAGTTCGCCCTCTCCCTGGGTGTCATAAAGGATCGTTTTGCCTGACGTCTCGTCGTAGTAGGTATTAGCCGCGCCGCCGAGATACGCCATGAGCTTCGCGATCGCTGCGTCCCCCTGCATGTTAAAGACCCAGTTCTCGACCTGTACCGTGCTCGAGGAGAGGACGCTGTCGCGGTCTACCCAATTCCCTGTGCCCGCGACTAGGTCCATGATATCCGCGCCGACCTCACGCACGTTCCACGCGTCCTCTCCGTTCTTGATCGAATAGGCAGCATAGGCCACGTCGTCAGATACAACCGTTGTCTGACTCGCAGCGTCGGCCGGGAGATTCGCGCCTCTGACCTCTGATCGCCTGACCAGCGGGGTCTTTCGCCTGACGTTGTAGTGTCTCGCGACGAGGACGTATCCCCACGTCCAGCGAGGGTCGACGAGTCTCACGATCACTGTGTTCGGATTCGACGAGGGAGTCGTGCCCAGGATCGTCAGGCGCTTAACTGAGTGCTGCCGAAGCTTGTCCTCAAGCAGTAACTCTGAACCGTGTATCGTGGCTTGTCCGAATAGCGATTCGCCGACCTCTCGATCCATTTCCAAGTCAAGGACGTATGACGCTGTCCCAGACTGCTCGGCCCAAGCGACCGCCGCGTCGACCTCGAGCGCGACGCTGTCGAGTCTGACGATCATTAGCCGCCCCTCGCCCCTCTTGGCCTCGTCCTGGTCTGCCCAGTGCTGACGCTCGCGCCACCGCCTAGCAACTGCACGAGCTCGAACACCTCGGTTAGCTTCTTTGACACGATCAGCGTCGAATAATTAGGGAGCCCAACGTTGGGGTTCTCGATAGCCACGTCTCTGGATATCAGGATCGCGGTCACGCCGTTCCCCACCTCGCCAGCGCCAGAGGTAGTAGGCGTAGGAACACTGCCCACGGTCTTTGTTGTGGTCTCGACCGTCCTCGTGAACACGCGGTTGGTCTGGTAGACATAGGCCGGCGTGGGCTGCGCGAGATCTTCGCCCTCTTCTGAGAGTTCCGCCTCGTCTGGCCACGTATAGCGAATGATCTTCCCGAAGTTTATCGAGTCCGAGACGATCACATTACGCTCGATCAGAGACCCGTCCGTCGCTGCAAGCCCTACGACCTTCGCGCTGATCGTATTCGCGTAGAGGTTGAACGTCGGCTCAATCTCGACGAGCGCGAGCCCTGCCCCCACAGATATTTCCATTTGCGTGATTATCCACGGGAGGCAGGTGTTTAGCCAGATATCGGGGAGGTCGCTTACTTGGTCCCTGTCTACAGCCGTGGTATAGGTCGCGACAATTCGTGACAGTGGCTGCGCCTCTTCGTCAGTCTCCGAGGCAGTCTCTGAGACCGAGATCCCGAGCGCAGGGTCAACGAGCGCGGCATGATTCGCGCCGGACCCAGACTGATTAAACCGGATATGCTTGTAGACCCTCGAGAACGTCACCTCTCCATTGCCAAGATTTGGTGAGTAGTTCTCGGATATGAGCTCGATCGTCCAGCCCAGCGCAGCGCGGACGACCTCGACCCGTGCAGCGATCTCTGTTAGGTAGGTCGCGGACGCTGTCGCGGCCGGCGAGACGACCCCCGTGTATTCCCCGGTGAACGACAGCGTGCCGATCCTCGACGGCGTGAAGCTGACGTCATATCCGAAGTCGCGCAGGCCGTCGCCGTCGGTGGTCACCGCTGGTACGCCCGCCGTGATCGTGACCTCGTAGAGCCTGGACGTGTTGGAGTCGAAGCGCGGATCCTCTTCGCCTGGCTTGCTGATCTCGGGCGTGACGTCGACCCCTGTAAAGTCCGCGTCGTCGAGCACGAAGGAGTTGTTCGCGAGGAGCGTCACCACAAGGCGCTTGCGCAGGGTCTGGAACGTGTTCTCTATCGTTACGCAGTCAGCCGCGAGCGCGGCCTCCGTCGGCGAGTCGACGACAAACCGGAACGTGACCTCTGCCTGCCCGCCTGCTTTGCCGAGCCGGTGAATCCCGGTCAGGTGGAGAGTCGACGATCCCACAGTGCCCGGAACGGCCTGCGAGTTGTAGGTGATCGACATTTCGCGGACGAGTGCCATGCTAGCCGCCTCCGAGGTTCTTAATTATTTCGTCCCAGAGATCGCCCGCGCCATACTTGATCGCGTTTACAGCGCCTCGTGCCTTCCTCTGCCCCTCTTTCCTGCTCACTACGCGATCCCTTCGGCCAGACCTCGCAAACGCTTTTCCGACGTCCCCAGTTATCACGCTTGCTCCGATATTGACTCCCTCTCCTGCGAAGTCAACAAAGAGCTTTGCTGCCTCGACTCGCTCCAGCTCGAGGAAGTCCTTAATGAAGTCGCCGGAAAGGATCCGCTGAACGTCCAGAGACAGCCCTCTGATCTGCCCTTCCAGCGCAGGGATCGAATCAGAGGTGAGCCCGAACGCTGCAGCCGCCTGGGCAAACTCTCCAGCGAACCCACCGACGACGGCAGCGCCGCCTGACGCGCCGCGTCGGGCGATCTCTGCAGCGATCAGCAAAGGTGCGGCCCTGCCAGCCTTGCCCGCGAAGGCTCCGACGCCGCCGGACCCTGCGCCACGGATAGCAGCGCCGACTCGTCCCCTGAGCCCGCCGCCAGCAGCGCGACCCCTGCCGGCCCTCTGCGCCCGCAGGCGAGCTCCAAGCGGTGCCCGGCGCCCTGCGATCAACCCGCCGCCTTCGGACCTCTGGACGGCTCGTTCGGCTCGCTCGGCCTTCTTCCGCAGCTTGACCGCTTTCGCTTCAGCCTCGCGGGTGTCGAGGACAACCTTAACCTCTGCTTTTTCAGCCATGGATCACCTACGAGGGGACAGAGGTCGTATCGCCTGCGCCGGTCCACGCCTCCCAAGTGTATTGACGCTGGGCCACGTAGCCTAGGTCTGGGTCGAGCTCTGCAGCGATCGCGGAGGCCGATACCAACTGGATCGTCGCGCCGAGCGTCGTGCCCAGGAGCTTCATGGCGTCGAAGAGAACCGCCTCAAGCTCCATGAGGCCACGCCCTAGGCTCGTGAGGCCCGTCCCTGGCCCTGGTCCACCCACTAGGACAGATTCACCCCAGGGGTCGCCAGCGACGCGCTGAGCGATCAGGACGGTAAAGCGTTGAGTTCCTAGATCCTCAGCTTCGTCGTCTATCGTGAGATCTTGCGGGAGGATCAGGCAAAACGGCCAGCGCAGCTGCGCCCGGGTGCGCTCAATGTCGATCCCCGCAGAGATCAGGACCTTTCCAAACACGACCTCACCGCCGACGCCGGGCCAGACCGCAGCCGCGAGCCTGGTCCGCATAGCCTTAGCGATCACCCACGAGTTGCTCACAACTCAGCCCTGTTTAGAAGGTCAGAGAGCGCGGCAGAAATCGCCGCCTCGCCGCCGTCGATAACAGCCAAGACAGCGAGCTCGCCGGACTCGCTACGAGCGGCCCGCGCGATCTGAACGGCCAGCCTGGCTGACAACTTGTCGCCAGCCACGGCAAGACACGCCCGCTCAAATTCTCCCATTGCGACGAAGTCTCGGAAGGACACGACGCCGCCGCTGCGCAGGAAATCCGTCGCGACTTGAACGATTCGCGCTGTACGCTCAGGTGCGTCCTCGTCTTTCCATTCGTCGGGATCGCCATAAACGCCGGCCGCTTCGCCTAGAGGCCCCATGTAACACCGCCATTCGGTGTCCCTGAGTCTCGGACGTGTAGGAACGTGCACAGGATCAGGTGCTCTGACCTCGCCGCGAGGTCGACCGTCATGTCCTCGACGGTCTCGGGGATCGCCTTCAGGAACGTGAGCGCGGGGTGGGCAGCGTCTCTGGGCGTGAACACGAGCGCTGCAGCGTCGGCGCGTCTGAAATACCCAGCCTTGTTCGTGCCTGGGTAGTTCACGACAGCGGTCCCTGTGAGGTTCGGGAACAGCGTGTTGATCGCTTGAGTGTTCCAGCCTCGGAGCGCGACCGCGAGGCGGTAGTTTGCGCCCATGTAAACCGAGTCCACGACCTCGAGCCCAAACTCCTCGGCCTCGATCGGGGTCTGCTTACCCACTCGCCGCAGTTGAACCTGCGCGAGCAGACCTATGCTCGTGCCGCCGAAAGTGACGGACCCGGGAACCTTAAGCGCGGTAAGTGAATCAGCCACGGATAATCCTCACGACCTCTTCGGCCACGAAGTCTCGGATAACCTTATTCTCCCCAGCACCGATCTCAACGAACGTGCGCTTGCGGACCTTGATCGCGAACGTCGGCTTGTTGAACAGCCAGCCTATCCCGAGCGTCTTCCTGCGCTCCTTCGGCAGCGTCCGTAGCCATGTGGTGAGCTTGGATCGCCCAGCCGCGGTGAGCGTGATACTAGACTCGCCGCCGTCGTTCTGCGTGCCCGCGTAACTCACGGAGGTTCCGACCTTGAGCGTCTTTCCTTCGACGGCCCACGTCAGCGATCCGCGCAGGACGCCTGTGTCTACGAGGGTCTGCCCTGGCGAGAACCGTCGCGCCTTTGGGTTCCCCCCCGCGTTGAGATCCTTCACGATCCCCGCGACGTTGGGGGTCATACGCGCGGGCCACGTCGTTCCGTTGGGGGACTTCCCCTCGCGGAAGGATTTCTGAAACCTGGAGAGGAGGACCGCCCCGAGACCGTCTAGGATCTCTTCCGCCTGCGAGGGAGACAGGCTGCGCGAGAGCAACGATAGCTCCCGAGGCTTTACCGTGACGCTGACGGTCAATCGTCGTCCTCGTCGACGTCCCCCGGCGCGTGCGGAACAAAGCCGCTCCAGCGGTCGCGATCGTAGTCTGGTCGACGGCCAGACTGCTCCGTGCTCGGCTCGAGCACCGAGTTTGAGGTCGGGAGGAGCCGGCGCTCTGACCCCAGGGTCTGAGCAATGCGAATTAGCCCCTTCTGGAACCGAGCAGTGATCGCGTCCGAGTTTCGGCCCGTGATCCCGCTCAACTCTTGGAACCGAGACATGACGCCGTCAACGGCAACCTTGACGTGGATCTTGTCTGCGTCGTCGTAGGCAAGGCCCGTCTCAGCGACGAAGACCCCCTCAACGTCGTCTGCGACGTATCCCAGGACTGTCGTGTTGATCGTCGTCGCAGCTGGTACGCCTTGATTGGTCCACTCCAGGAGTAGCTGCGCCGAGATCCGCTCCTGGGCCCTGCTCGAGATCGTCATTTAGGACGGATCCGTGATCGACGGCCCAGCTGCGAGAGTCGTCGTGGAAGAGACGGGCCCCTCGGCAGCGAGCGACCCGGTCGCGACGGTAAGCGTCAGCGCTACGACCGCAGTCAGAATGTAGGGCCCGTCGTTCGAGCTCGAATTCGCCACGGTTAGTTGCTGGCCGACAACGTAGCCGTCCGATATGAAGCTCCCAGTCGAAGCAACGATCGTGTCTGGGGAGCCGCCGTTATCGTTGAACGTCAGCGTGCGCCCGACGGCTGCAGTGATCCCCGTCGCGTTGGCGTAGTGCGGGAGGTGCCTAGCGTAGGTTCTCCAGAACCACTTCTGAATCTTGGAGTCGAGCGCCGCGAACGTATCCGTGACCGTGGTAGCGTCGTCGAGCAGGAACTTAGCGGCCTTCGACCCGCCAATGTGCCACCAAGTCCCGTCGAATGGCTCCATGGAACCAAACCGGACCTCGTCAATCAGAACCTCTTGATCATGGCTCGCGACAGTAAGAACGAAGTCTGCGTTAGCCTCGTTGAACTGCGCAGGCCACAGGAGCTTGTCGCGGGTGACAAAGACCTGGTTCCATGATCCTGCGTTGAGCGAGGTTAGGTCGATCTGCTCGGTTACCAATCCCCATTTGATATCGAGCGTGCCGGCGGTCAGGCTCGCGTGAGGGTAGACCCAGAGCTCTGTAATGTATGGGAGGTTGGCGGAAAGGTTCAGCCGGTTGACGCTGAATGCCTGGGTAAGCACTCCTGCGGATCCAGACTCGAAGACGATCGACGTCGGAGTCGTGTCGCCCACAATGTCACGCGCCACAAGTGCGGTGTTCTGGTCGAGCGCGAAATTCGTCTCCGCGTTCATGGTCCAGCCGGTGACCGTGTCATTGGCTGCGAGCGTCGCGCGGCCTGCTGTGAAGACCCCAGCGATCGAGTAGAGCGAGAACGACGAGTTGCGTAGGAGGCTTGAGGACGAGTCCTTGGCCTGGACGTCGCGGCGAACTGCGCCGGACTTGGACGCGTCGAGGCTGTCGACGCCCTTGTTCCCGCCTCGGAGCTCGAAGACTTCCCGGAAGCGCTCGGCGTTTGTGTTCTCGTCGCGAATGCACGTTATCGTCTTGAGCTCTACAAACTCGTGCTCTAGGTCGTAGCCGTTCTCGTCTACGGTCAGTCTGACGAGCGTCCCCTTGTTCGCGCCGAACGAGGCGACCGAGCCGTATGTGATCCCACGGCTGAGCACGCTTTTATTGTTCGCGACGAAATAGGTGTAGATACGATCGATAGCAGCCTGCGCCGATCGCTCGGGCGCTGCTACTACGTGGTGAGTGTATGCCGTCAGAATCGGGTTGAGCACCGCAGCGCCGGACGAGATTGCTCCCGCCAGGCGCGAACGGAACAGGCGAGCACCCTGCGCCTGGGACGCAGCGAAGTCAGACTCTAGGATCTGTACATAAGCGTCTTCCTCCGTTGCTACGGTCTGCTGATCCAGAAGATTGTCAAGCAGAAGGATCCCAGCCTTAAGCTGGTTGTCCATTTCCGTTTCGGTCGGATTCGCCATTGCTTCCCCTTATGAGGTTGAGGAGTCTTTTTTACCGCGCCTGCGGGAGCGAGGTGCAGAAGCTTGCTTTTCCTTCGAGAAGTCGGCCGGCGCGCCGGCTGGAACCTTAGGGTTCGGGTCGACGTGGTTCTTCGCGCCGGACGCGTCGAGTTTGGGCCAGCCCGCGGCTTCCTTCTCGGCCTTGTCGTGGGCCTCGACTATTTCCCTCGTCTTCTCACCGTGAGTGGTAGACAGAGTTGGGTAGGCCGCGCCTGCGTATGGGTTGGCGAGGGTCTCGAGCTCGATCGCATACATGTAGTCGAGGACGGGTTTATCGTCGGCCATTTTCCGATAGTTCCGCGAGCGAGTGTCGTAGATCCTAGCGCGCGACTTGCGGCCCTTCGTGGATCTGATCACCTTGAACTTCGCGGACAACAGACACGCGTCCAGGCCGCCTACGGCCATGCGGACGACGGACCCCTTCATTTTGTCGCGTTGAGTCTCGGAGCCGTAGCCTGAGACCTTCTCTGAGTAGCGCGCGAAGCACTGACCCCCTGCGAAGATTTGGTGAACGGGACAATCGGCATTGACGCCGATACGGAAGAGCTTTTCGCCCTCGATTAGTGGGACTGCTGGGGCCATTTGGCTACTCCAAAAGTTCGAGACAAAAGAAGCGACCCGCCCGAAATGGACGGGCCGCAACAACTAGCAAAAGGGGGAAGTAACTAGTTGTTGATTTTCACCGTCCCGTATGCGGCGTTGACTCCGTAGCCAGCGCGCATGTCGAGCAGGGTCGCGAGGATCCGGTAGCGGCGAGCGCGCTCGGAGTTCTCGCGGGTCTCGTCGATCATGCGAGGCGCGCGACGCATGGTCTCAAAGATCGGCTTCGGCTCGACACCCTGGAAGAAAATGTGGATATCGTCGCCGGTGATCCGCTGGGTCGACCAGAGGTTGATCGCCATGCCGGACTCGAGGATCGTGTTCGAGACGCCGGCAACTCCACCAGTATCCGTGGTCGCGGTGCCCGCGCGGACCTGCATGGTCGTCCCTTGCAGAAAGGCCTCCCGCATTACCTCTTCATTTTGAACTCCAAACAATACGGTTACGCCCTGATCAATGTCGCCCTCGTTGAGGAGGGGCTCGCCTTCGGTGTCCTGGAACTGCTTGGCCTGCTCGATCGCGTTCCAGAAGTCGGACCGAACCGCGCCGGCGGTCGCGACGCCTGTTCCGGTTAGAAGGTTGCCACTCGCAACGCCGAAGCGGGCAGCGCCGCCAGCGGTCGTGGCGTAGAGCGCAGCGCCGTCGGGGGCAGTGGGGATTGACTTGAGGAGCGCCGCGTCAGCGGTGCCCTGAAGGATCTGGAAGAAGACCTGCTCGGGGAGCTGGGCCGCGCGGATCGCGAGTCGGCGAGCAACTTCGCGAATATCGCCAAGCTGCAAATCTTCAAGATCCTCCTCGTGGAAGCCCAGGGCTTTTCCCCAAGTGAGACTGGTTACAGAGTACGAAATTGCGCGGAATGCGTCCTCTACGATCGCTTCGCCGCGGTCGATTCGCTCGATCGTGGGAGGCGACTCGAAGTAGCCGAAGCGCTCGGTTCGCTTGCTCGAAGAGATCCCGAGACGCATGGCGTCAGCCAAGCGGGGGTGACGGCCGACCGTGTCGCGGTAGGTCGAGAGAAAGGTCGCGTTGATATCGCGAAACAGGTCGCTGGACGTGATTACCGCTTCAGCCATGGTGTTACTCCTTTGAGTGGTCTGCTACTGCCTCAAGCCCGCGGGCCACCATGGCGCGCGAGCGAGAGGCAAGGGCGAGCGTTTGAGTTACGCGATCCCGACGTTTGTTCCGTAAGAGGCGACCGCGATATTCGGCGTGGTGCCAGAGAAGAGCGAGTTGCCGAACAGGCCGAGAATGAACTGAGCCTCCATGCTGAACATGTAGACGTCAGCCTCTGCCGTGCCGGTGACGTTGACAATCACGCCTAGGGGGGCAGTCGTGCCCGGATCGGTGAGCACGAGGGGAGGACCGCCGTCGGCCGCCCAGACGCACTTGCCCAGGTCGGTCGCCGTGTTGGTGACGCCGGTTACGGCGATACGCTTGAGCACGCCGCCGTTTCCATTCCAGTTGTTCTCGATCGTGCCGTCGCCAACGGTCTCGTCGGACAGTTGCCCGCCGAGCAAGCATTGCCCTTGCAGCCCTGCATAAGCGACGAGGTACCCGTCACCGGCCGCAGCGCCAGCGAGCGCGAAGGCAGCGAAGGCGCCTGCGAATAGGCTGGTGCCTGAGAGTACCTCATGTCCGAGACGGACCTCAGGACCGGGCGAGATCTTGAGCGGGTTAGAAGCTGTTGGGTTGGTCACGAGGACTCCTGGTTGTGTTGCTCTTCGAGGTCGGTCGAGGTCAGAGGTCGAGGGAACTAGCTGCGGGACATTCCGCAGTAGGAGTCGGGGTCAGTGTTGATCGCGACGTAATCGTTGAAGTCGACGGGGGACTCGCTGCGTTTCCAGGACGCGTGAAGGTCGCGTGCGCGGGAGAGGGCCTCGGGGCCCTGAGCCGCGAAGGCAGCAATCTCAGGTGCGTCGACGACGCCGCCGTCTCCGCCGCCCTGTTCGCCGGTCCAGTGTGAGGGGGGGTCGCTTGGGCCGACGCGCTGCATACCAGCGGCGTAGGCATTGGCGGCCTCGAGCCCGTGCTCAGAAGCGCGGGCGCGGAAAGCTTTAACCTGATCGTCGTCAAATCCAGCGCTGGCGAGCTCGGCGGACTTCGAAGCAACCGCGCGCTCGGCCCTGAGGGAGTTGATCTCTTTTTCCATGTTCGCCATACGGGACTCCATGGCGGCATTTGCGCCGTCAGCCTCGTTCTTGGCCGTGTCGCCGACAGCGGTGGCGGGAGGAAGAACCGCAACGGGCGCAGTAAAGGCAGCGAGAGGGTGCGCCGGTGCTGCGGGTGCAGCAACGGGAGCGGGCTGTTCTGCAGGGACTGGGGCTGCTGGGGCCTCGGGCTCGCCTTCGCCCATGAACTGCTTCAGGAGCTGGAACATTTGCGCGAGGACTTGCTCGGCGCTAGCGGCCTTCTGCGTGGGGTTGGTCGCGGGCGCGCTTCCGGTCTTGGGCTCAGTCACTGGTGTTGACTCCTGAAAGTTGAAGAGTGCACGCGACGCGTGGCCGCTTTGCGAGTAGGCGAGGACAGGGCCACCCTGCGCGAGGGTCACGCGGGCAGTGTCTGGGTGTTGACCATTCTGGTCAGCGACCCGGAGAAGCGGGAAGCGGAAGAATGGGGTCTCGTGATCGAGGAGGGCCAGGCTGTCAATTTCGGGCTTGTCGACGTCGAGGATCTCAACGGACCTATAGACCAGCTCGCCCTTGGCAATGCGCTCGAAGATCTCGGGCTTGACGTTCACGAGGTCAGCGAAGATCGTCTTGACCTTCTTGCCGTCGTGGACGACGTCGGCAACGTGGGTCATGCGGAACTGTCCGGCGCCCTTGACTTCAGATCCTGATCCGTGGTGAGACACGTGGAGAGGGGCCATGTATCCCTCGTCCTGGCGCTTGATCGCCTGCTTCACAGCCGAGCTCAACCAGCGGGCGTTGAACTCACGATCTCCACCGGACCGCTCCTCGACGTGAGCCGAGAAGATAGGAACGCTAAAGATCGTGAAGTTGCCGTTAGGCTGCTCTTCGTGTCTGTAGATTGGAGGCGCCATTCCCTGGAAATTAGGGATCTGCCGTCACCGGGTCAACGTATACTAAAAACACTTCGTTTACACATTTGGGAGGACCTATGCACGAAGACGACGAGCCTCGATCTGAGTTGATTTGCTTCCGCGCGACCATGGCGACAAAGCTCGCCGTTCAGCGCCTAGCGCGAGCGGACGACCGCCGGTCTGTTAGCGCGTGGGTCCGCTCCCGCGTAGAGCGCGCGCTCGAGGACGAAGACGTGGACGAGAGTGACCCCAGCTGAGGCTGTATGGCTCGCGACAAGCGCTGGCCTTGGGCTCTACATGATCCTGCTCTGGGTCGCGTCAAACTGGAACCGGGACGAGGGCTGAGTCCGGGGATCTCCCGCTAGAGAACGCCGCCCTTGACGATAGAGACTGTAAGGAACAGGGTTCCGCCCACGCTTACCTCGAAGTCTATGACGTCCCCTATTTTAGCTTCCCACACCAAAGCGGTGCATTGATCCGCGACCAAAGCATGTAGCAGGAGATTCCTAGAAGCAGCGACACCCCTAGTGTGCTCAATGGTTAGATTTGCTGCTACCGAATGACTGACCGAGATCCGCAACGCCGCCGACTGCGGCATAGTCAACGGGCCCGCTGGGGTGCCCAGGTTAGCGAATACAGGTTGACCCGCCACCGCGGTCACCTCGAACAGTTCGCCGAGCGTGACCAGACTTTGAAGGTTACTCATAGGCTACTCCTGCCGTGTGATATGGCGTGGATCTCTGCATGTGCTTTGCCCAGGGCCTCTGTGCTCCCGTCTGCCAGTTTAAGGAACACTGCCCGGCCTTCGACTTCCAGCTTGTTGATTATCCGAACAGCAGGCGCTGACTTAGACGAACCCTCGCGGAGCTCCCGCACGCAAACAGCGTCTGCGCCCCATGTCGGAAGGAACACAGGCGACAGTCCCCGATCCACTATCACGCCCGAAAGGTCTGGGCGGTCGCCCTCTCCCAGCTCGCCCTCTAGCCAGAGACAGCGATAGGGCCTGCAGCCCTGAGGTCGGTCGGCGTAGATCCCGCAGCCGCCCTCTGTTAGCTGGTGCTCGCATGGTGTCCCGGCTGGCGAGTTGACAGAGAGGACCTCTAGCACTGTACAGCACGAGGAGCAGGGGCCGCACTCGCGGGTCACAGCCTCCCGCCCGTGGTGAAGCGGACTCCGCTAACGGCCAGCGTCCAAATGGCCAGGTCTTGAGCGGGAGTCCCCTGGGTGTCCAGCTCGAGGTAGCAAACCAACGCGTCACCTTCGTAGTGGCTGGACACGTCATAAGGGCCGAAATCCATGGACAGAAGCCGATCTGTCACCGCGCCCGTGTCCGTCGCTACGGTGATTGCTGTCGCGGCCTTGGACGTGAATACCTCAGCTGCTGTCGCGGCTCGCGCGACGGGATCTATCCCGCCCGCTGAATCGGCGATCAGCACGCCACCGACGCCCAGGACCAGCGCGGAAAAGATTACGTCAGGTGCTGCCGTGACTGGGCTGCCTCCGTCGAGGCTGTACACCAGCGTGAACCGGATCGGAAATGCCGTGCAGATTCCGTCTGGGAGGAGGAACTGAATCGAGACAGAATCAGCTGCGGTATCTAGTAGGCCCTTCTTCAGTTTTGCATTCCAGCCGGTTGGAATTCCGCCAGACCCAACGGCAACGTCGGCGTCCTTGGCGCCAGAGCCGGTTACCTCTTGGTATGTCCCGCCGACCGCGTAGAGGAGCGAGCGCCATTGCGCGAGCCCGCGAGCTTCGATTTGCCCTCGGGCGTTAGTCGCGACGTGACTCGGGATCAGGCGCATGCGCTCGAACACCGGAGCGGTCGTGATCGTCGAGGCGATCCGCACGCGAAGCCAGTGGCCGAGCGTCCCTGATATCGTAGTCGCGGCCCATGTCGTGTCGTCGTCGATCCCTGCCCTAATCGTTTCTTCGCTTGAAGCGCGCAGAAACACGGCGTCCGCGTAGCGGAACTGGCTAGCCACCGACACGGCCATAGGGGATATCTCCACCCATGTATTGGCGGCAGTTTGAATCTCCCAGATAAACGAGCCGCCTCCCAGGACCGCCGCCGTGGACTGGGCTATTTCAATCCCCCACGTCTTGAGCGGGGTACCGCCTGCGTCTGTGCGATCCGTGCACCACAGGATCGAGTTCCCCGCGGCTACTCCCTGAAACGTGAATGTGCTCGACGACTTGCTCTTAGCGGCTGCAGATACGTCGGTCAGTGTCCCGCCGTCGCTGCTGGGACTGCTGGTTGAGTCGGCGGTTAGGACAATCTGCCCGTCGCTGTAGGGGGACCCCTCGCCAACAGCCAGGCCAGACCCGAGCTCGGGGAAGCCCGTCGTTAGCTCAGCGCCGACCGAGCGGACCTCTGCGTTTCGGGTGCTGGTCGACTCCTGGTGGAACGAGGCGCTAAGCGCCATGGTTGTGATCGCGCCAGACGGAAAGCTGAACAACGGCTGCACAGTGGTCCCGGCAACGGTGAGCGTGGTCCCCACTCCGGTAAGTGCCGGGTCGACCAACAAGCTCGCAACGGTTGCGTCTACTCTTCCGCCCACAATGGTTACGGTCACGCCGTCAGAGACTATATGTCCTCCGACCGGGACGTTGAACCAGTTCGGCGAGTAGACAATGCACGTAGACGTCCCCGCGACGTGAATGCAGTCGGTGACGTTTGAATTCCCCGCGTTGACTCCCTGCCCCTGGAAGCGTCCGCTTCCCTCCGTGAGTATCACGTTCGCAATCGCGCCTGCGGACTGTGGTGCGTGCACGTCGTCCAGAGCGAGGACCGCCGCCGAAACTCGAATGAGATTTGTCATGCCGCCCAGGCTGCAGCGGATATTGCCGCCTACGATCTTTCCGGCGCCTGTCTTTAGGAGCCCGTCGCCCAGGCCCGTCGCTCCGTCGCCTTTGAAATCGAGGTCGTAGACCGTGCCGGTGCCCGCTGCGTGAGCCACACCGGCCAGGTTCACCGTCGAGGGGACAAGGATCGCGAATCCCTGGAGGTAGCTACCGTCTGACAGCGTAATGATATCCGCGACAGCTGCAGTGATCCCTACGGTTGTCACGCGAAAGCCGCTCTCCGCGATCAGCGCGACCCCTGTGGGAACGGTCAGCCCCGACTCTGCGTAGGTTCCAGGCCGCACCATTACTGCGTCACCGGACGAGGAAGCCACGAGCGCCGCGCCGATCGTTAGATAGGGAAGGTCTGCCCGGTCAGGTAGCGCGGTACCGTCGTTGCCGGCCTTGTCGACCCAATTGGTCCCAGTCCATGTGAGCGCTGCAGACGCCGTTACTGTGGGATTCGGATAGGTTCCGCCCAGGTCTCCCCCGGCAGGACCCGTGGGTGGACCGCCGCCGCCGCCGCCGCCTTGTGGTGGATCCCAGCCCATAAACTACTCCTTCGCGCTAGGGTAGCAGGCCACGACGACCGGCAAAACCCGAATCTGGAACAAATCCGATCGGAGCTTTTACTGGGTGGGTCATTCCGCCTTCTGGCGTAGCGAGCCCGAGCTCGACCATTTCTGAGGTCGGAACGATCTCGAGCGCGCACCTGCAATTGTATCCGTTGGGTGGGGAGTGAACGGTCCAGACCTCGTCCTCGACGTGGGCTATGAAGTTGTCTCCCGCGATATGGGTCTTGCGGACGTCGGGATCATGGGTCGCGACGTAGCGCCAACCACACGCAGCTCGTCGCACTCCCGGCCGACGTGCCTGCTCTTTCCTGCCCTCCGAGTAGGCCGTAGAGACTACCGTCCTGAAGACCGTGTCCGCATAGGCCCGCGTGATTGATCCCGCGGACGTCTGCAGCTGACTGCGGATCGCCTCGGTCGTCTCGATCTCAGTCATTCCCCCGCGCATGAATCGCAAGAATGTGCCTCTGACCTTCCTGGTCATAACCTCTGTAGTCGACTTGGCGAGTGCGAACCCTCCGCGAAGCCATGCCTCGCGCGTTGCCTTCCAGCCCTCTGCGAGCTCGGGCGTCCTCGCGAGGATCGACTCGACGGCCTCGAGGAATGGAACCTTCGCGACAAAGAGGGCCTTGTCAGGTTTGACGCCGGCGCCCTTCATTTCGAGGAGGAACCGACGCCGCCCCAGGAGGTCTGCTGCTGCCAGCATTTCCCCGAGGTCTCGCCCTAGCTTCGCCTCGAGCTTCGCCGCCCGATCGAAGTCAGACCGTATCCGAGCAATCTGAATCTCATTCATGGTCGCGGACAGCGCCAGGGTCGAGCGTTCGTGTAGTCGGTCAAGCTCTTCGTGAGGGTCAAGCATTAGTCGTCCCGCGGCGACAGGTGCCGCGCCTTCGAGGAGCCGCAGCGGGGGCACTTGCATTTCCCACACTGAAAGCTGTCCTGTGAGGTCGTGTAACGAGTTCCACAAACAGCGCAGGCTACCGAATAGTTCACGCTACGCCGCCATGATCAGGAGGGGGATCACCTTGATAGCGATCTGCCCGAGGTCTTGGACGAGCTCGCGGACCTCGAGCCAGTAGGCTTCCCGGTTGAGGCGCTCACGGACCACGCCGTCAGTCGACGCGTCTTGAGCGTCTAGGACTTCCTGGAAGGTGGGCTCTGATCCGAGGAACGACGCCTTAGCCCCCTCTGTGTTCCCGAGGTGGAACTGGGCAAGCAGCGCGACGAGACCGCCGGCGCCGAGGTGCCCCAGGGCTTCCGAGGAGTCCCCAAGGCGATCAAGGGCGCGCTTCGCCATGTCCCGCTCTGGACCGTTTAGGTGCTCACTCGCGAGGTCTCGAGCATTGCCTACGAGCCGTTCGATCACGTCCGGAGACTTCTCCTCGGCGAGAGTCGTCAGCTTGTCGATCAGGCTCACTTGTAGTCCTTTGGCAAACGGTCTTGCTTGCGGAGACGATCCTCGACGTCCTTTGGTAGCTTCGTGCCGTCGAGGTTGTAGCGCTGGGCCGCCCATGCGTCAGCGTTCTTCACTGCGATCAGCCTGGACTCCATGGGCAGGGTCTCATTGTTCCAGTGATAGGTGTTGAGCTTCTGCTGGTCGACGCACTGCTGTATTGCTGCGGGGGACACGCACCCGAGGAATAGCGCGCAAGCCACGAGGACCAAGAGTATGTCCTTCTTCAGCTTGCCCGTGTGCCTCTTCACGTCGTCGTTGAGACCCTCTAGTCCGAGCTTGGAAGTCTCAATCCCTAGCTTAGTGGCCTTGTCACGGACGATCGTCTTCGCGAGCCTGACGGCCTCGGGGTGGGCCTCTTGAACTTCCTCCCAGGCCTCGACTACAACCTTGACCTTCTCGCCGTTACGGATCCGCCCCTTGCGCTGGCGTAGTGCCTCGAGGAATGCCGCCAGGGCTCCAAGCAGCATGACCCACTCCGGGATCGTGAGGCCGAACGCTCGAGCCGGATCGACGGCTTCGGCGATTGCCTGTGCGAGTTGGATCATATTCGTCGTTCTCCTGAAGGCCCTAGACGCTCAAGCATGAGGATCTGACCCCGCTCAATCTTCTCGATCCGCCTGTCCTGGCGCTCGAGGAGGTCGAGCTGTCGCCCCGAAAGGGCCTTCAGTTCGCCGCACGTCGAAACGATTGAGTGCAGAATCTTGACCCACTCCCTGGGAGTGTACCAGCGCAGGACCCCGTCCTCGTCCCTTGCGGCGGGGCCGAGGTGTATATCCCACGTCTCGTGAATCTCTGGGACCATTTTTTCAAGAATATCCTTGATCACAGTGAGTGGGTCCTTTCCATTCTTTGCAGCACGAGCAGCCGCGCGCGCGTCGTAGACCTTCTCTAAGACCTTCAGGATCGCGAGGGACACGACGACAAGCCCTGCGGTAGCCGTCATGTCGGGATTCATACGGGGAAACTCGCTGAGAGTTGCTGCATGAGATCAAGGCCTGAGTTCTGAAGCATGGGCCCAGGAGCCGGGCTGCCGTTCGTGGGTGCGGGGGGTGCGACTGGAGCCGCGGGGACTGGGGGCGTCCTCGTCGGCATGTCCAAGCCCAGGTCCATTCCCAGAGACGCCAACGTCTCAGTGTCGTCTGACACTGCCTGCCCTCCACCAATAAGGTCGTCGCCAGGAAGAGGCGCCGTGAATCCGACCTTTTCGTAAACTTCCTTCGCGCGCAGGGTCACGCCTGCGGCCAGCAGTTTCGCGATCAGTTCGGCCGCCTCGACCGGGCTTTCCTTCTTGCGCTGATCGACAGCGAGCTTCGGCATGTTGCACACGCCGCACTGCGCCATGATCTGATTCCTGTTCCGTCGCCAGACCAGCCCGACTAGGTCGCGCGTGAGGTGGTCAGCCAAGCGCTGGCGGTCGGCCTGCACGAGCGCCTCGGTTGAGTTCTCTTGGACTTCGCCCAGCGCGCGGGATCCGCCGTCACCCTCGAGCGTTGGCAGCGTCGAGCCAAGGACGGTCGTCACGAGCGCATTGTCGAGGTAGTTGAGGCACCACTGCAAAAGCTGCCAGCCTTCGCCAAGCCCGTTGTGGACTTGGAGCTCGTCTCTCTTGTCGTGGACGAGAATGTGACGAGCCTTCTGCTTGGCGAGCTCTCGCTGCCAGGCAGCTGCAACGGACTCGCTCGAGCGATCGCCCGCGACGGGTCGGCCGTCTGCGCCACGCATGTTCTCGATCGCAATGCTGATAAATCCTTGGCCGAAGCGCTCCGTCGCTGCCAGTAGATCCTGTAGCGCGCGAGCCTTGGCTGACTGGAAAAAATAGAGCGTGTCGAGCAGCCCCCGGCCGTACCCCAGTGTCGACTCTGAGGCCTCGTGGGTCGAGCGGACAAACCACTCCGGGTGCATGAGCTTCTCCCACTTCCTGCGATCGACGCTCCACAGCTGCCAGCCCTCTTTAGGCGTCAGGCGGAAGCGCCGGCGGTCAATGTCCGTGAGCTTCTCAGGCACCCACCAGTTGAGAGGGACTGGATCCTCGCCACCCTGGACGACGCCAGCGATCATGTTGCGGCGTTTCCCAAGGATCATGGCGTAGGCCGACCCGCGGAAGATCGCGTCCGCGAGGCTGATCCGAGCGTCCGTGAACCCAATGATCTCCTTTAACAAGTCCTCGACGACCTTCGCCGCGGCCTCGTCTGCGGGCCGCTCGCTCGCAGCCACGACGCGTATCGCCGCGCCAGCCACGAGGTGCTTACGGAACCGGATCGCGTGAGCCGTTACCGGGTCTCGTAGAACCTTCGCGTAGATCTCTGAATCAGAGTGCAGCGCGTAGGACGGGTCATAGATCCAGTCGCGATTCTTGATCGCGTCCGAAAGGGACTCGACGTATCGGCTGTAGGCGTCTTGGGAGCCGGTTGGGAAGGGTTGGATTGCCATTACTTACCGCCTGTTAGAGAGCCTGATTTACAGCGATCTTGCCTGTCCACTTCCCGTCAGGTCCCTTTTCCATGTGGAGCTCGGTGACCGTGGCAGGGAAGTCTGACAGGGAGAGGACGTTGGCACAGGCGATCTGCGCCTGCACAAAGCATACGTCTCGGCACTTCTCGGATTCGACCCTCAAGGATTCAAATCTCGTGACGGCTGTTTGGCCAGACTCTGCACGGGCAAGCAAGTCCCCGACGGCTGCCTGTTCGCCTTCGCTTAGTCTGTATTCGGGCATTTCAATCTCCTAGGAAACGATCGCTCGGTCGGTAGACCGGCGCCAGTCTGTGCCGTCAGAGAAGGCTAGCACGGCGCCGCCTGTCTCGTCGCTCACGTATATGGTTCTGGCGGCAACCGCTGCAGAGGGGAGGGTCCCGACCGTGAACGAGGCCAAACCTACCGGGCTGGTGAATGTGCTCGAGGATTCGTTCAGCGTCAGGCGAGCGACCGCGGTCTGGGTCGTCGTGCCCGTCGTCAGGACGTCTGGCGTCTTGAAGATCATGTCGGTCACGGCGCCTGAGCCCGTCGAGAGACCCGACTGGAAGACGAGGTCTGTGGCGTGAATGTCGGTGCCGACACCGTTGGTGGTCGTGAACAGGAGCTGTGCCGAGGGAGTTGCGTGCGAGACATTCTTCCCGATCATTACCTCTGTTATCTCTGCGTCAGTACCGCCAATGACCAACTGGTTCGCTTTGGTGGAGGCAATGTCCCGGCCAATGGCTATCGCGCCAAGGTGGTTCGACTCGCTGCTGTAGCCAATGGCAATACCGTTACCGGCAGTGGCTGTTGCCACGGCCCCGAGAACCGTTGAGGTTTGCCCACCAGTGATCGCTGCGCCCTGGCCCACGACCACGCATAGGGGGTCTGCGGAAGAAGCACCCGAGCCAATGACGACGCAGTTGTTCTGAGCAGCAGTTGCACCAGCACCAACCGCAGTGGCGGCTGCACCCGACGCGATAGCTCCAGCGCCGAACTGCTCGCTGTCCGCGCCCGTGCCAGGTGCACTCACTGTTCCGTCAGAGAGGATCGTGAGACGGATCGCCGCGACCTGCTGAGCGGTCCCGCTGACTAGCGCTGTGGGCGTCTTCCACTCGAAAGTTGTGGGAGTCGCCGAGCCAGTGCCGAGGCCGGATTGAAGAATGATATTCGTTCCGCGAACGTCGGTCTCTGTCGTAGCCGTGTTCGTGGTAGTCCACAGGGTCTGAGGGATAGGGCTTGCGTTGCTGACGCCCTCGCCAATGACCATTTCGCTTATCTCTGTGCTCTGTGCACCAATAACCAACTGATTCGCTTTCGTCGTGGTGGCTTGATAGCCAATCGCAACGCTCGCGGGGTATGCCGCGTCTGAGGTTGAACCGATCGCTGTTGACGAGGCTGCCGTGGCCTGAGCCACAATCCCGACTGCCACGCTGTTAGACCCCGCGTCTGCGCTGTATCCAACAGCAACGCTAGCCCCGGTAGACGTCGTTAGATATCCGACTGCCACCCCGTTATTACCGGACACTGACGAGTTGTATCCAATAGAAACCCCCCGCTGAATCGTCGTGCCGATAGTGGCAGACGAGCCGATTACAACATTAAGATCGCCCGTCCCAGAAGACGCGTCCTTGCCGACTACCACGACGTCTATCCCGGCCGCTGTGGCATTCGCACCAACCACCGTTGTGCTCTGACCAGCAGCGGAAGCGCCAGCTCCAAATTGCTCGCTGTCCGCGCCTGACCCTGGGACGCTTATCGACCCGCCGCCGACGCCGACGACCCCGACCAAGACGAGGCCTGACTCGGAAACCGACATGAGCCGCGGCCCGACGCCTGGAGTCCCCGAGTTGTGCTCGACGGCCCAGACCTCGGTGGTCGAGTCGTCGTCGGTGTCGATCAGCTCGAAGACTGAAGTCGAGGACTGACCGCCTGGAACAACGAACTCGAGCCCCGACGCTGCAGCGTTCACGCGGACTTCGCGGAGCGCTTGGCCAGCGAACGACGCTGGGCAATCGGTGAGACCCAGGAAAGTAGAAGTGCCACCAGTCCCACCGTTGGCAAGTTGTGGAGTCGCCCAGCCTCCCCAGCCCACTTAGGCCACTGCCCCGAGGACGAGGTTGGGAAAGATCGAGACGGTCGTCGAGCCGTCAAAGCTTAGGTCGAAGGTTGCTCCGCGGGGAATGTCGAGCACGAAGCCTGACCAGCCGCCAGCGATCAGCGCCGTGTCTCCGTTGACGGGGCCCGAGGCGAGCGTCCCGCCCTCTGGCGCAATGTGCACAGTGACCTTAACCGCCGCAGAGGAAAGGATCGTGAACCGAATGGCCCCGCCCTGCTTAGCGGCCTTGAGTGGCGCTGCCACTGCGGTCGCGCCTGCTGGTAGCGAGTTTGCGCCGTGGACCTCGTATACCTTTTGCCCGGCCGTAACGGCTTGGGCACTAAGAATCCGGAAGGCGAAGAGGGAATGGCTCATGGATACACCTATGGCGAACCTAACACTACCGTCCGTCAAGCGTCAAGCCGCTATTCGTCCTCGCCGCCGTCAGGCCAGGCGAGCGTCAGCGCGTTGTCCTGCCTCCATGGCTCGTCGAGGGCCCCTGGGGGTAGCGGCGGTCCTCCTCTCGCCGCTTCGTAGCCTGTGATCATGTAGCGGAGCGAGTCGCAGGCGTGATCGTTCTCCTTTACCGGCTCGTCCTTCGGATCGGCGCTGCCCTCTTTGTGCTGCCGGTAGTGATAGTTGTCGATCTCTTCCTGCAAGACCTTCGTGTCGCAGAGGCCAAAGAACGGGTCGAGGGCCTCGGGATCGGTCACGAAGAGGAGCGCCGGGTGATCGTCGCCGCACTTGCGGACGAGCATTCGAGAGACGGCCTCGAGCCCTGCGTTGACGTCCGACTTCTTGGCCGCCTGGGTTGGGACGCCTTCGTGCTCGAACTCGGCGCGCGCGAACGAGTCGTGATCTGCCCAGGGTATTGACGCGAGCTCGGGAAGGGTTTCCTTCATTCGCCAGCCCCACTCCGACGCGCGGACGCCCGAGGAGTAGTAGACCCGATAGACGATCAGCCGCTCGTGGAATGGATCCTCTGCCGCGAGACAGATCGCTGTTGGGTTGTTGAAACCGAAGTCGATCGCAGAGAACCGCCGCCAGGACTTGGGGATCGGCCAGGGGAACATGCTGTCCTCGCCGAGCCATAGACGGCCCTCGCGGACGACCAGCTCGTGAGTCCCGCGCGTGAACTCGGGCCAGACCGCACCTTGAAGCGCGACGTGATCGCCCTCGATCCTGACCCTGCGCTGGCGCTCGGGCATGTTCGCTGCGATCTGGAGCGTGGCCTCGAGGTCGACGGTCCCGGCCTTCGCCGCGTCGAGGGTCGAGGCCTGAACGCTGAACGTGCCTGCTTCCTTCTCGAGCCTCGAGACCCAGCGCTCGCGCCGGATCGGCGTCAACGTCACTGAGAGATAGCCCGCGAAGTCGAGGAGCCTCATTCGGCACTCCTCGATAATGTCGGGTGGGTGCTCCTCGTCGATCCAGATCCCGTGCAGGCGCGCGCCCTGATACTTGACGCGGGTCTGCTCGACGGACTTGAAGACGACCGTAGACCCGTTCTTCATTACGAGGCTAGTCGGGGTCTCGGGCTCGCTCTTCTGATACCACGCGATCGAGCGTATCTCTGACGCCGGGAGGAACTGCTTGATCCCGTCGCGGAAGGATACCGCCGAGGCCCACCAATGAACCGGCCCCGTGAACTTCGTGTATGGGTGCCAGCCGCAGAGGTGCAGCGCGAGATCGAAGCCGCCCAGCGTCGTCTTGCCGGAGCGGTTGCCGCCGCGGAAGACCCTGACCCGGTGGTCCTTCGCTGCTCGCACGAACTCGCGCTGGGGGGAGTTCCCGTCGAGGACCCACGGGCGAAACTTGCTTAGCGGAGAGGCGAGGTAGCGCCGGAGTTGATCGGGGTTCACTTAGAGCGCGTCAGGCCCTGGCTCGACCTTCGCGGACCGTGCCCAGTCGCCCCAGCGCTTGCGGATCACGTCGCAGTATGCTGGCGAGATCTCCATGCCGTAGCAGACGCGCCCGGTCTTCGCTGCTGCGATCAGGGTCGTGCCTGAGCCTAGGAATGGATCGTAGACGTCGCCCTCGTGGTGACGGATCGGCCGCTCCATGCACTCGATCGGTTTCTGCGTCGAGTGTTTGACGTCGCCCTCCAGGTTCTTGTCGAGGCCGATAGCCCAGAGGGTCGTCTGCGAACGGTCGCCGACCCACGACGCGGTCTTGCCTTTCCTCACGACGTAGTAGGCGGCCTCGTGCTGGTGGTGATAGTGGCCACGGGAAATCGCGAACCGTGGCTTCGCCCAACAGATCAACGCACGGTCGACGAAGTTGGCTGCAGCCAGTGAACCCATGACGATCGGCCCGTATGTCGGCGCATGCCAAACGTAGGCGACGTCGCCCGGAAAGAGTTCCCATGCCTCGCGCCAGTCCGCCCGGTCGTCGTTCTCAACGACGCCTGTTCTGCGATCGGCGCCGTCTGCCAGCGCTTCGCTCCTCCAGCCTGCCTCATACTCAACCCCATAGGGTGGATCGGTCACCATGAGGTTCGGCCGGTCCTCACCCAGCAACGCGCCCACGTCCTCCGCGCTCGTCGAGTCGCCGCACATGAGCCGGTGAGGTCCCAAGGCGTAGATCTCGCCGCGTTGGCTCACTGGGTCTTCGGGGGGATCGCCGCCGCCTGTGTCCTCGCCCTCTGGGGCCTCGGGCTCATTGAGCGCGTCCACTCGCTCAGCAAGCTCGTCCATGTAGGTCTCGTCAACGCCCAGGCCTGCGAGGTCGTCGCCCTCGAACTGGTCTAGGATCTCGAGGAGTTCGGCCTCGTCCCAGCCGCCTTGTTCGGTCAGCCTATTGTGAGCGACGAGGAACGCTTCCGCCTCCTGGTCGTACCGCGAGGACCACCCGCGCTGAACCGGGAGGAGCCATGCGCCGTCCTGG